ATCCTTGAACGAAACTACTCCTTCTCCTGGATAATGTATGGTACAGCATTTACTTAATATGAAATTAAGTTTCTCGTTTAAATCTATTAGATCATCCTCATCTATAGTCGAATAATGTCTAATCTCTTTAACTTCTGCTGCTCTAATAGCAATCTTTGTTCCGTCTGGATAAAACCAGCCTTTGGAAGGAAGAATATTAAGAGGTAAATTTTTCCATCCAAAATCAAGACCTGGACTGAATTGAGGTTCTGGGTCAGGCCTACGAATTCTATTTTCTACTCTTCCTAGACTAATTGGTTCTTCCTGATAAACAGAGACTGGATCCATTGTATTTTGTGATTCCAAAGGCTCTTTAGGCTCTGACGGAGGGGCAGGTTCCAAAACAGGATCATCATAAACGATTCCACCTTCTCTTTCTTTCATAGAAAGTATTTCTTCTGGAGATAATCCTCCTAAAATTCCTTGATCTTCTAGTCCCATATTAAATTATTCTTTATATTTTATATACCCACATACAATAAAAAATGGATATTCTATATTTTAGAATATCCATCTCGAAAAAGTTTCGGTTTATGAAATTATTATAAGAATTGATCTTGCCAGTAATCTGCTTTCCAAGAAGTGTTTAATTCATATAAGGTTTCCCCCGCACCATAATTTAAAGCCATTTCATTTATTGATTCAGTTAAGAAGCAATTGTTAAGACTAATTCTTCTGAATACGTCCCCTTGCTTATTGAAGATTGAAACTACCATAGATCCAACGTAGTCTTTCTTCAGACCCATCGCACCAGTTAATGGATTGTAAATTAAATCCGCCCATTGTCTCATGATCTTATAGATGATCATCGAATTTTGTTCATTTAAATTTACTTCAAAATCTACGGAAAAAGTAACTGAAGTATCTCCAGGAGCTCCTCCTGCATATCTTCTTTCAGCAAATTTGTAATTCTGAACAGCTGCACCTGATGGTTGTATGTCTACTGCTAATCCTGATATTTTCTTTACCTGTTGGGTTAATATTCCCTCTCCTTTGAACCTTGTATTGGCCAAAGTAACAGCAGCAGGAGGGGTAATGATAACCTCGAACTGGTTTAAATAAACTGGTTCGTAAAGTTTAATACCTGCTGCGGAATTCGTAAAATGTGGTAGTCCTGCCATTTATTTTTATTTATTTTATAAGAACAGATCGTCCCAATAGTCTACTGCCCAAGTCATATTGATAGCGTATAGTTCAGTTGAAGTATAATCTAATTCCATAGCATCTATACCTTTCAAAGGAAAACAATCTCTACAAGTTATTCTTCTAAATACATCCCCTTGCTTATTGAAAACTGAGATGACAATAGTTCCTGTGTAGTCTCTTTTTAAACCCATTGCTCCTGTTATAGGATTGTAAATCAAATCTGTCCATTGTCTTAGGGTTTTAAAAACATACATAGAATTTGCATCATTCAAGTTAACCGAAAATGAAATTCCCAAGTCAAATGTTGTAGTATCGGGTTTTGCTCCTGAATAGTTTCTAGTTGCAAATTTATACTTCTGTTCTACAGGAGCCGGAGTTTTATCAACTGCCATCCCGTTTATATTTGTTACTTGCTCTAGTAGAATATTACCACCCAGAACTGGTCCAGGAGGGGTAATTAAAACCTCAAACTGGTTGAGGTAAACAGGTTCGTATTTGTTTATCCCAAACAGTGAATTTTGATAATGTGGTAATCCAGCCATTCAGTTTTTTCTTATTTTCTATATTTATCCAACTTCTTTAATCTTTCAAAATTTTCAGATTATGCGAACTGAATAAATCCTCCTGCTGCGATTCCTCCGGTTCTAGTAACAGTGATTCTGTTAATGAACTTCTGGATTCCTCTTGCTGGCTCAAGGATAACGTCTATAATACCGATGTTTTGATCAATTACTGAAGGTGGATTGTTTGAAGCATCCATGATTACTTGGTAAGCATAGATTCCGCCTCCTGATCTAACTCCATCAAGGTAATTGTCTACCAATGTTTTAATTTCAAGTCTGATAGAATCTTCGTTGAAGTCAAACAGGTAGTTGGAAAGAATTTGTTCTACATCATTCTCAACACTGATTAAAAGGTCCCTAACGTGCACTAGGCTGAACGCTGAGTTAACTGTTTGATATCCGGTTTGGTTACCGAAGATAACAACGCCTAGGCCTCTCTTTTTGATTATAGGGTTGATACCGAAAGGCTCCAGATAAGATCTATCTTCTAAAGTGAAGTCATATTCAAGTCCTACTAAGTTTGTTCCTGCAATAGTTCCTCTCTTTTGTCCTGCTACGATTGCGTAAGGTTCTCCGTTTGCAAATTTAGCAACGAAATTGTTGGAAACAAATGCTGCTGGTGGAACGTTCACGTTTCTGTTGTTCTCTCTTAAAGTAACATAAGGAGCATAGAATGCTGCGAATGAAGCTCCTAAAGCTTGAGTTGGTAAAGAGAAAGTATATGATGGGTTCAGAGCTAAGTTACCTCCGTCTGCAATATATTGGGTTTGTAGTGCTGGATATGGATCAGCTGCAGTAGGTGCTGCTGTAAATCTAGGATCTACAGATTCTTGGAACTGAGCCATTGAAGGTGCATTAATAAATGCAAGTGCTTGTCCTCTCATCATTGCCAATTTACTCAATTGGTATTTAGAGTTCGGAAGAATCACTCCACTAAATGTATCTACGATGTACCTGAATGAAATAACGTCTTTAGTTGCAAGAGTTGCTGCAATGTTAGTGTTGTACATAACATCTAAAATTTCAGTTATTCTAGCATCTTGACCATTAGGTCTGTGGAAGTCACTCAATTGAAATCCTTCAAGGTATGTGAAGTCAAATGAAGTTGTGAATTGAGGAATTGATTGGAATTTCTGTACTTGTAATCCTGTATTTCCACCTGAGTAGAAGTAGATAGGTCTTGCAGTAGTTACTGTTACTATACCAGAAAGAGATGTTGTAGCTACCGAGGTAACTTTGGTCAACCTTTGTTGTCTGTTAGCATTTCCAACTTGGCAAAGATCTAAGTCAGTAGAAACTAATAGATCTCCAACTGAAACGGTGTAAAGGTTGCTGTCCAAACTAAAAGAAGTAACGCTAAGTTTTCCGTTTATCCCTCCTTGTACATCGATGTATTCGTTAATACTTCCGATGGAAGATATAATATCCAATTTATTAGTAGCTGGATATCCTGCGATTTGTCCTGTACTTACAGAAGCATAAGACGCTCCAAAATTAACCAAAGGTTCTAAACTATTTGAAGATCTGGAAATGTTGCTATATCCAAAAGCATAGGTGATAGCATATTGATCTCTGTCTACGTCTTGTTTATAAGCTAAATATTGAGGAGAAGATCCAGATGCATTATCATAGATGGTATCCCCGTCCTGAAGCTCTGCATACAGAACATTCTGATAGAAGGGAGTTGTGATTTGACCTAATAAAGCATTAGCGAATCCAGTAGGAGCTTGAGGGCCAGTAGCTGACGTTCCTCCTGGTCCTAGAGTAAATTGGATTCCTAAAGCATCGGAAGCACCGAATTGATAGGATGCTGTACCCCCTAAGATTGCTCCTGTTATTCCATAAGGTGAATATGTTGATCCAGCAAAATCATCTGCTAAAGGTGTTACCGAGATTCCTAAAGCTCTATATTTAGAAATATCCAAAGGATGACTGAATGCAATTCTTAAACTTCCACTTACTTGTGCAACATTTGCAACTTTTAATTTTACAAGATCCCCATTTGAGAATTGGTCGATTATAGAATCACTTCCAGTAAGTCCTGAAATTTGTCCTACTACGTAAGGATTTGAAGTAGAAGATGGGGTTAAGAAAGTTTGAAGATCTAATAGATCTGCTGCACTTAGTCCCGCAAAAGATCCTGAAGCTCCGGTTACTGCTGTTAAGAAGTGTAATCCTCCAACATAAGCATTAGGATCGTAAGTATTAAATCCTAGTACATTAACACCAGCAGTACCACCCCAAGTTGTTGTAGCAGCTACGGAAGGTAAACAATATAAAGTACCTACATTAATAGCTCCGGTTGCTCCAGTGATACCTGCGTTATCTTGAAGATTAGAATAGTTTCTTGTGTACAAATAATCTTGTAAAAGATTCTGATCATAACTTAAGAAATTAAGCTTTGCATCTTCAATATCTCTATCTCCAGAAAGTTCGTCGATTAAGTGATTACCCACTAAGTCAACCTTATAAGGATTAGTACAAAGATTTTCTAAAGCATCTTCATCAATCGCACAGAATAAACCGTTTGAAGGGGTATTGTTGTTAATAAGAGTTTGGATGTATTCATTGTTGCCGTTTAGGTTAACAAAGTCAATAATTAAACATCCGGTAGTAACTGATACAATTTCAACGTCTTGCTGATTCAAGAAATTATTCATTTGGCTCTTAATGAATCCATTTGCAGTAAAGAAACTACTCCATTTTGGATCTTGAGAAAGAGCTGCATAATCTGTCCAATCCCCAGAAACTGCTATCACATCGATAAACCAGTCCGAGATATAGTCATAAGGGTTAACATAAGAAGGAACGTTTCCTGCACCATACCAATCAATAGCAAAAATGTCATAACCTAATAAAGGAGGATTAGCATCTGTAGATTTTCTAACAATCACAGACATTGCATCTGAACCTAGATTTACTAGGTTGAAGATTCTTCCTTGGTCAATTATTGATCTAGTAGCTAGAAAATACTTTGTATCTGCATACCAGAATCTCTCTTTGTTATAATAAGAAGCATAAAGTCTCTCAGTAAGAACCCCGTTCTTCTGCTCTGTATCTACGGAATATCCAAAATAAGGAGTTTTATCTGCAGTTGGACTATCTACATCATTATTCAATCTTAATAAATTAAGAGCGAATACTGGTCCTGCGTTTAAGCAGGTAAAGATAGATCTTTGAAAATAAGATCCTTTTGCTTCTAGAGTTTTATCTATGTCTCCAAAAATAGCTAACGCGGTAGTAACGTCTGGAATATAGACTGGTGCGTTGAATGGTCCTTTATTAGAAAATCCAACTACCAGACGAATAGTCTGAGATGTTAAGATAACGTTTGCAGACGCATCGAATTCCAGGGTATAAACTCCAGATGCTTTAAATTGGGATAAATCAAGTTTGACTTTTTGTGCCATTATTCAGTGGTATTTTTTGCTTTGTATATATCTAACTAACTCTATACAAATTAGAGCTTACTAGTTTTGATTTATATATCCGATAAAGAAATCATTTTTAGAGAAGAGAATTGAACGAATCATAAAATCCTCCATCTTTAGTTTTCATCTTGCTATTATTTTCAGGGGAATTTCCTCCCACTAGTTTTTTTTCTATAATATTTCTATAGGAGGAATCAATTTCGTCATAAAGATCTTCAATTAAGTCAGAAAAATCACTAGAATCAAATAGAGCTGAGAGATTAACTAGGGTCATGGCAACATCATCGTGACCAGATTGGGAGGAGTATGTCCCCCTTCCATTCATTCCAAAAGAAAATAGCTCAGAGATTGTCCATTTTTTCTCATTTATAATTGCCCGATTAACCCGAATAATTTGTCTTAGGGATTCACAATACTTTAATTTGTTATTTCCACTGTATTTTATTCCTGGTTTTTTAACTCTAGCAGTTTCGCTATGCTTAGTGTACACAAATACTTCTTCAGAAATACTATCGTTTGCTAGGATCTTATCCATCAAGAGCTCCCCTTTATAGTTTAATTCGAGAAGTATTTTAACTCTATCAACACCAAACATGGTTATTAGGGTTTCTGGGATTTTTTTAAAGTCCTCAAGCTGAACCTCATTGTCTCTGTAAACCCCAACTTGAAGCAAACCAAAGAAATCTGATTCATCTTCGAAGTCTTCTAGTTCTTCTATAACTTTTTTAGGGAGAGGAACAACTTTAAACACATTCAGAACTGTAAAATCTCCTCCACCTCCTCCAGCAAGATCTATTGAAAGAACATATTTTTTTCCTGTCGGATCGACTACATTTGGATCAAATTTAGGATGCCATCTGAAATTTTTATAGTTTATTCCTAGATTATCAAACTCTTCAACTTCTTTCCAAACATATTCAGTTTCATTGCTCTTAATTTTTTGTAGCTCTTTTGATCCTAAAAGTAAAGTAGATGAACTTAAAAACTGATTTCCGTATTCTTGATTGAAAAGTTCTTCACTTCCCAAGTTGGCAATCTCATCTTTTTTCCACGCTTCGTCTCTTCCGGGAACTTGCCACCAGTCAACCCTAATTGGATTAAAAGTATTATCTCCATTCAAAGCTCCTTGATAAATTTCCCAGAATTTATTCTGCCCGTTTGGGGTAGAAGTGATAATAATTCTTGAAA